TAGCAATCGCATAACCGATAGCTGCAATAACAGACAACATCAACGTACCCCAAGCAACCAAAATACCGTTTATCCATGAACCTGTAAGTGCTGCACCGACACCAGCCGAACCACCAAGAATAAACAGGAAGATACCGAACCCACGCCAAAGCAACTCAGAGAGAACACCTGTAACGGCTTTAAGTCTTTCTTGAACTGTTTTCATGTTTACGCCTTATTTTCTAGAATGTGCTTCAACGGATCAACTAACTGCTCATAAGGTGCAAGGTGTATTGCAGGGTTACTCCAAGACTTATTAGCCTTACCAATACTCAAGTGAAGATGAGCACCTGTTGAAAAACTGCCAGAAGGTGTTTTCTTACCTCCACCAACATTTCCAATAACAGTCTCACCACCAACAACTTTAGATTGCTTCTCTAGCGGCGACTGTTTAGCCAGGTGAGCATACAAAACCCACATACCATCCTTGGCACTGTGAACAACAAACCAACCTAAGCCGTCTGACCATTCGTTTAGGAAAACTGTGCCGTCAGTAATTGCTTTGATAGGACTGAGCTCTTTAGGACTCCAGTCTTGCCCTCTATGAGGTCTGCCGTTTCTGTATGGTGCTAGATTGCCGAACTCATCGTTACGAGTATTTGCTGGGAAGGGTTCAAAGTATTTAGCCATAACCCTAGTTTAGCAAATTGAGGTTTACGCTAAATTATCTATCTGTGCTTGAACCGCAACAATAGCAGACTTGATAATCGCAATATTTGCAACTAGGCGATCTACTTCTTCAGTGTTACCAATAGTTTCTGCAACAACCTTGGCCTCTTCGTTATGCCAACCCTCAACATTCAACTGCTCTAGTCGCTGTGTAAGGGTTTGTAGCTTGTATTCATTTGATACTTGAAATTCAGACATTATGCTGCTCCTAAAGTTGTTATTGTTCCTGAACTACCACGATACTTTAACGCTCCTGCTTCAACATAAAGAATACCGCCATTACTCGGGTTTGTTGTCGGAGCAGTAGTTGCATTAGTGATACCGATAACACCGTTACCACCACCAGCGGAAACAGTAGCACTAGCAAATTGAATGTTCTTTGAACCTCCAGAAACAAATACTTGTGAGTCGTCTGCCAAAGCCCTAAAGCCTTGAGATTTTAGTTGTTGTGTAGATGTAAAAGTTCCTGTGCTCTCTACTTTTGCTACTACTGTTCCCCCAGAGTTCTGCCATTGCTGTAAATCTGCTGTACCTGAAGCGACCTGACGAACTACTGCACCAACAATTGCAGTACCTGACTGTAAAACTGATAGTGTTCCGTAGTTTAGATCTGAGGCTTGGCCTACTGAGGTACGAGTAAAGTTACCGAATCCAGATGCATCCACGCTTGCAACTGTTCCAGAGGCAGAGTTCTGCCATTGCTGTAAGTTTGCAGTTTGAGATGCTGCACCACGAATAATTACACCTGTTTCAGTTGAACCAGCAGCCGCAATACCTAAAGCCGTAAAGCCAAAACTCAATAAGTAACTTCTAACTCTCAATTGTCCGATGTTATTTACAAATGATGGAGCACCACCGTTAGATTCTTGCCAATCCTGCAAGTTAGCCGACTGTGATGCTACACCTTGAACTACAAGACCTTTAGTTGCTACTGCTCCTGTGTTTACAGATAGAACACCATAACCTAACGCTGTTGAAGCACCTGCAGAAACTCTAGGAAAGTTACCAAAACCCGAAGCATCAACGCTTGCTATTGCTGTACCTGTAGAGGTTTGAAATTCTAGGATGCTTGCTGTCGCTGTCGCAGATGCTCTACGCAAAACCAAAGGCATTACAGTGTCGCTTGTTGAAGTGACTATTTGACCGCCTGCAGTGAAAGTGTTTGCAGCGTTTAGGACAGCTCTGTTCGCTAGATCAGTGACTAGAGATGTGACTTGTGCTTGAGCTACTGTTCCTGAAATGTTTGCTACTGTTCCTGTAGCGTAATCGCTGACCTGACTTCGAGTAATAGATCCGCTGATTGATACTGATGTGCCTGAGGTTGTCGCATAGACGGCTGTGCCTGATGTTGTAGCGAATCCTGCACTTGTAACAGTTCCAGAAGTGAAATCAGATACTTGAGACTTTGTGATTGAGCCTGAAATCGTGACTGCTGTCCCTGCCTGCTGTGCTGTTCCTGCACTTGCTACAGTGCCCGAAGTAAAATCGCTGACCTGACTTTTAGTTATAGAACCCGAGATAGATACAGCAGTTCCAGAAGTTGTTGCATAAACTGCTGTTCCTGATTGTTGAGCTGTTGAAGCACTGGTCACAGTTCCCGAAGTAAAATCACTTATCTGAGACTTAGTCAAACTCAACAAAGCCTGATTTAGTCCAATAGTGCCTGTGCTAGTAACAGTGCCACCAGTAAGCGGAGAAGAAGCGATAAGGCTTGTGACACCTGTCTCACCTGATACCGCAAAATTCCAGTTGTTGTGTGATCCTGTGCCATTGAACTTGTCAACTGTGAGAATAATTGTTCCACCACCAACATAGTTAGCAGTTCCCTCCATGTAGTAGGTAGGTGTATCGCTATGTATTGCCCTAATACGCATGCCAGTAATAAAGGCACCTGCATAACCTGAAACTAGAGTAAAAGTTTTTAGCCCTGTGCCTAGAGTAATAGTCGAGATTGATGTGACACCTGTATAGCCGATACCTGAAGCACCTTGAACACCAACATTGCTTAGTTCAACTAGCACTGTGGTCTCTGTTGTTGTTACGGTTGTCGTACTCATCTAGTCACATTCCCTACCACGTTAAAAGCACCTTGCAAAATTCTTGTAACATTACCGCTACCCGAAAACAATTCCAAATCGTATGCGAATGAACCTGCACTGATTGCAGCTGATTGAGCGTTACTAATGTTGACAAGAATAGTTCCTGCAGTACCACCTAAAGTTATGCCTGAACCGTTAGACAAAGATAGAAGGTATGCTGTCGAATCGGCTGCCTCACGAACCTGCATCTGGGCAGTGTAACCAGTCCAATTCAACGCAGTGCCACCTTGAGAAACAGTAAAAGACTGATCGTAGTCTGCACCTTGATAACAAGTTATGTCATAATCGCCTGGAGAAATCATGCAACAAACCCTTTACTAATCAAGTAAACAATAAACGAAGTAACAACAGCAGAAATCAACGAAGGCACCCAAGCATTCCTGTTGAGTTGCCTCTCAAGGTCTCTAATCCTGTTTTCATGGTCTTTAGAAGCCTCAAGAATTTGAATGCTTTGAATCTTCAAGATTTCAATGTCACGAACAATCTGCAAAAGCAAAGTCTGATTAGTTGGCTGTTTTTGGTCTGTCATTAGGTCTCCTAAACCTCAAGTTTACTATGTCAACTAAAACGATAAACCAAGGTTCTCTAAAGAAGATACTCGATAAGTGATGTGATGTCTCTCAGTGTCAATCTGACTATCAACCCCGATAACCTCATAATACTTATCGACAACAGCACCAGTATTAGACGGCTGAAACAGCACTCGCACAACATCTCGAAGTTCTATCGCCAAAACAAGATTTTGTTGTGCACTAGTCAACGACTCCAAAGCAACAGTTATCTGCTCTGCACGATACTCAGGATACTTGTACGCATCCAAATACTTGCTCGCAATCTCAGCTGTACGAGTCAACGAAGTAGTCAAATTATCTTGCTGACTATACTCCCTCAAACCATAACGACTAATCAACGCAGTGTCAGAAGCACTAGAAACAGCGTTTATGCCTACAACCTGAATGCTGTTATACAGTCTCTCCCCACCATAAACAACATTTAGATCAGTGAACGGTATTGCCGTATTACCTACAGAGCTTTGACTGTTGACATCAGCGAAATAGTTGATTACAGGAGCAGTAGCACTTGCAGCAGTGCTAGTAACCAAACCCGAATCTGACATCCACTGCAACCCACTCCAACCAACATTGTTTACAGTCGAACCAGAAACATACGCTGTCGAAGGTGTAGAAGTAAAAGGATTATATGTGCCGTCAAAATAACTGCCGATAACAGTGCCACGCTCAACCTGCCAGCCATTACCAATAAAGTTGTATGAAGCAGAAGTGCCAGGTGCAGAAACAGAAACCCTAAACCCTGCAACAGTGCCAGCACCACCATAAGAGGCTGTACCCTGCATCTGAGTCCAAGTATTACCGTTAGCCGCACTCGCAGTCATAGATTGAGAAACAAGAGAAGTCGCAGTGCTATCTAACAAAGTGAGGTTGCCTGAAATACCTGCACCAGTCA